CACGATGGCGTATGGGTTGGTTACGTTGGTTATGCTGTCTACGTATGGATAGCGTTCGGCCACTTGCTCCGGTGTCATGGAGCCAATAGCGTTGTACTCAGATTCACTAATTTCGTATAATCGGACGTCATCAATGTGAGTGGTCACGTTGGCTTTTACAGTCCCCCCCACCACAAGATATCCATCCATCTCTGAGGAGACCGAAAGTGTTGAATATAAAGTTTCCCAGTCTTTTGTTTTATTTCTATCTACCAGAGAATCAGCAAGATATAACCCGCATTCCCCTACCTCAGTGCACTTTATTTTTGCTATAGCAATATAGAACTTCCCTGTCTTCAAGGAACCTTCTGGAAAGAAACGGGCTATTCTGGCACTTGTTCTTTCAATGTCAGTAACAATCTTTATGGTAGAGTTCTCAATTGAGAAGACTGGACTTCCCGCTTCCTTATGTTGGAACCAGGCATTTAAATCATCACAAGCCCCCGCACGCCCCAACAAATTCACCAACGTCCGCCCCTTCACCTCCCCCATCCGGAACGGCGTGTCGTTCTCGACCTCCACCACCTGGAGGCCGGGGTTCAGCGTTAGCGGCTGGTGGGCAGGGACATGGGCGTCCTTCAGGCCCTGCTCGATGCGGTTCATGTCCTTCTCGGTGACGAGGTCGTCGTATTTCCAGTCGGTCTTTGCCTCGTATGGCATCTAGGCCACCTCCTTGATTGCGATTGAATGCTTGATGAGCGTGTCGGTTGTAAGCGGAATGAATACCGGATTCGAGGTCAGGACCGTTCCGGCTTCATCCTGCAGTTCAATCAGCGTCACGGTCTCCGCCGCGCCGGCAGGGATGATGTATTCCATCAGCACTTCCTGCTCCGATACATCCTTGATCTGAAAATCCGTAATTTCAACGGAATGGTTCAGCACGACCTTGGCGATTCTACGGTTGACGTGCTGCGCCATTTCCTGCAATAAAATAGAACTAATCATTTCAATATGACCTCCTGTCCCCGTTCGGCAAACGGCGCCCGTCCGAGTCTCCAGCCTATCGACAGCTTCGTCCGGCGGTGAAGCGGGGTCCGGCTCAAATGCTCCTGAACCTCAATCCGCTCCGACAAGGACGTAGCCTGCCGGTACAGCAGGTTGGCCGGCTTCATGAAGCGCACCGTATGCTCCACTTCCTTGAAAATGGCCGCGTCGGTCAGCTTCGCCCGAACGGTCAGCTCGAAGCGGCCGACGTCGAGCTCCACCTTGGCCCGGTCGGCGCCAAGCAGGAAGTCGAGCCGCTCCTGCAAGTACCGCACGGTGAACGGCGGCTTGGTGGAGTAGCGGTTCATGACCCGTTTTTTCCGGAAATCCAAGGATTCCTGTGTCGGATCGGCTTGAATGCCGAGCTGTTCTTCCCTGCGCTTCAACGAGGCCTCGCTGGCCGTGAGCACAAATTGATCGTTCAGCCATTTGTCGGCCCCGGCCGCGACGCCCTTCAGCTCCGCATCGACGGTCTCTCCCAGCCATTCGAACTCCCGAATGCCCTCATAATAGGGAGGCAAATAGGAGCAATAGTTACGCTCCATTGAGCTTCACCTCCCGCAGCACAGGCACTTCCTCCTCGCCCAGCTCCAGATTAGCCGCGGCTCCGTTCAGCGTCGTGCCGCTTACATCCGTAACCCCCGGGACAGTGAGTATGCGGGCTTCCATCTGGCTGATGCGGACGATCAGCTTCTCCTGATCCTTCCACGACTCTCGCAGCAGATGCATATATTGCTGCAGCACCTGCTCGACGTCGCTCTGCACCTGCCCGAGCGTCATTCCTTTGTCCAGTTGAAGCGTCGTCTCGACCTTCACTTCCACAGGACGGACCGCCGCAATCGTCACCTGATGCCCGATGGGAGCGAAGCCTCCGCCCAGTCCGGCAGCCGCCTTCGGATCGGCCTGTTCCTGAACCTCGGCAATCAGTTCCGCCGACGGAACCTGATAATCCGACGAGATGAGCGTACATTTGACCGTTCCGCCCCCTTGCCAGGCCGGGAACACCTTCACTCCGCCTACGCCCGGCATGACGGTGAGCTTCGTCCGATAGTCGGACACATTGCCCCCGAACGGCTGCTCGTTAATCGCTTCAAGATAGCGAGCTCGCAGCGCGTCATCGGATTCCGTGTCCTCTCCAGGGACAAGAATGTCCCCCAATTCCGCCCGGGCCAACCCGGCGACATAGTCGATCGGCGTCAGTTCTCCATAGAGTCGATTGCCTTCCGCTCCCTCCGTCTCGCAGGTCAGCTCGCTTTCCCCAGGGGACAGCGATGCCGTTACCCGCCATGTCAAATCTTCGATCGCAAAACGGCTGCCGATCGGCACGCTCTTCGGCGAGCCATCCGCAGCGTAAAATCTCCCGCGCCGCTTGGCGGCGACAGCGGGCAGGCGGCGCACGCCGAACTCGGCCGTCCGGCGCTCCAGATAAGCGCCTGTAGCCGTATCGGCATAGGATAGCTCACGGTTCAGCCTCATCTCTTGATACCACTGCGCCAACTCCGCGGCGACCGGCGCGAGCGCATCGTAGATGATGCTGCCTTCGCGCTTGTCCACCTCATTGGGAACCCGCTCCAGCATGCGCGCCAAAATATCCTCATAGCGCGGCGTCTCCTGAAAGCGTGCTTGTCCTCCAATTCCATTATCCATTGACGGTCACCTCCTTCATCGTCTGCACCGTCCCTTCCGTCGTTTCCACCGTGAAGCTAACCAGCATGGCATCCTCCGCCGATTGGAATTCGAATGCGGTCACGCTCCGCACCCGGTCATCCTGCATCAGCGCTTCGGTAATCGCCCGTTCCAATTCAGATTGAACGAACCCCGCGCCATACCCGAGATTCGCTCTCAGCTCGGTTCCGTAATTCGGACTATAGATGAGATGCTCATACCGTTCCGTCTGAAGCAGCTTGTCTATCGCCTGCTTCATCGCATCCAGGCCATCGGTTATACCTGCAATCCTTCCCGTTCTGCGATCAATTCGGTAGGTCCTTGTCGGCTGGCTGGCCTCGGCAACTTCAAAAGTATCCTCCATATCCATCAGCACTTGTGGAATCACAGACCCACCACCCTGTCGATAGCAATATACATCTGGCCGCCCTGCGCGCGGGCGAGCAGCACCTTGTCACCGGCCTTCAACCCTTGCCGGATGACGACCTCCTCCGTGCCGATGCGTACCTTATACTCCGTTAACTGCTCGGTTACGGCAATGGCGCTGGCAGGAAGCGTGAACCGCTGATCGACCTGAATGCGGAGCGGAGCGGCGCTCAACACTTCGCCGAACAGCAGCGAGACCGGACTGGAAGCCTCGACGGCGCCCACTCCGGCTTTTTTGATAATATCCAGCATCCCCATATTTAGATCACCTTCAATGTTAGTGACATTTTATGTCCCGAACCGTCCCAGTCGTGGGAGCATTCATCGATGAGCATATATTGCTGAATCTGTTGTTCGGGCAAATAAAGAGGGATGTACATTCCGGCCCGAATGCGCACATCCCCTACGGCGTCTACTTTTAATGTTTTTTTCTCGCGGTTGTGAAGCTTCATATAGGATGCGAGAAGCTCCTTGATTTGGGCGTCATTCATGCCCTCATCGAGTTTTTCGGACAACTGCAGTCTTCCCCATCTTGCGATGTTCGCGCTGTCCTGCATAATGAACGTCTCGCGCTTGCCCGACGCCTTGTTGTCCCGGAACAGCTTCACGCGGTTGTAGGTCTCATCGTCAATCGACCGCTTGTGCGAGAACCCCCGCATCTGGCTTTCTTCGCCGATTATGATATCGGTTGTCCACGTTTTCGCATCCCGCAGCGTCAGCTTGCCGAAGTCGTCATAAAATATGAAAATATTGCGCGTCGCAATCAGTGTCTTGTCCAGCGCGCGACAGATAATATCGAGCAGCTTCTTGTTATCCTCCATCACGAGAGGAATGACATGCTTCGTGTCGGACAGTTCGCCGATCTTCAGTTCGCAGTCCTTCGCTATCCGCTTGATGAGATCCGTGGCCGTCACATTTTCGAGCACATACGTATCGTTCATTAGCAAGTACCGGATCTGGTCATAGGCGGTCAGCTTCACCTTATCGTCCTCACTAGTCTCGATGGTGAACACATATCCGTAAAATACAGGCTTGCCGTCGACCTTCACCCGCACGACATCGCCATTGTTGACGGTGAATTTACGGCTCTGGAACAGCGCTCCGGATACATAAGTCAAGGACATCTTAGCCGGCTTGCCGGAACGGGACGTCGACCAGGTCATATCGGTAATCAGCTCGGAAATATCCCACATCGTCTTATTGCGGTTATCAATAATGACTTCGATCATGCCTGCACCTCCTACCGCAGCCGCAGCTTCCCGCCTTGCTCCAGATCCTTGACTTCATCGCTCCGAAGGCCGTTCAGGCGCTGAATCTCAACAGCCTTGCTCTCATCATTGAAAAACCGTTTGGCTACCGCCCATAGCGATTCGCCCGGGCCAAGCGTATAGGTGGAAGGAATCATGCGTTCATCCGGCCGCTCCGGAGGGGCCTTCTGGATCGTGACGGTGCTGTCCGTGTTCGGGGACTTCGTCATTTTGTGCGCATGGAAAAAGCGATATTCCTTCAAACCGAGCTCATAATCGATATCCCCTACGCTGCCGGACGACTCCGACCAGGTGAACTTCTCGATGACCATCGCCAGATTGATGCGCATGGAAGGCGAGGTCAGCACGAACCGGATCGGACGCTGGCGCTTCATCCACTCGCGCAGCATCTCGACATAGTCCTTCGGCTGGAGCAGCCGCTCAGGGGGAACATGAACATACGGGGCCGGTCCTGCGGGGAACAGGCTGCTGAATTGCAGATCAGCCAGCTTCATCGGCTGAATCGCGTTCACCTCGCCCAGTCCGATAATGTCGAAGGAGGACAGATTCCCGGATTCGCTTACCTGCAGCTGTGGCGGATTGACGGGCAGCTCCATCACCTGCTCCTGATTGTTGATGCTTAGAAAGATGCGGTATTTATTCATCAGCCGTACACCCCTTCCGCCGTCGAGACGAATTCTTCCTCCAGCTTCTGTTCGATGCGATTGATGAGCGTATCGAAGTCAAAGCCTTGGTGGATGTCGCCTGTGGACACCTGCACCGTCGGCGTCAGCGTCACGAAGTTCTGAATGCTGTCCATTTCCGCCAGCTCCCGCATCATCATCAGCTTCTCATCGGAAATGTCAACCTCGCCTTCGACCTTGCCGATTTTGCCGACTTCTCCAACTTTTGAGATTTGGGGCGCATTCATGCCTGTAGCGATTGGCTTGAACTGGTCCGTTTCTGTTGGACCGGGATCGGTAATCTTTTTGAACAGGTCGTTTGTGAAACCACTGTTATTCTTGACGAAGTCCTGGCCGCTTTTGAAAGCAGCGTCAGTAGCGGTCTGTTCCATTCGGAATTTTGAAAAGTCAGCCAAATCATCCCGATCGGATGTCGGCTTTATTTTTTCTACCCAATCCGTACTCCACTCATTAACCGTTTCTATGCTAGAGTCAGTCAGCTTGTTAATAAAAGAAATGACTTTGTTGATACCGCGAATGATTGTATTAATCATATTGGCAACATAATCGACAACGTTTTTCATCAAATCGTAAAATAATTTTTGAAGTGAATAAATGGGGGATTTGAAAAAATTAACAAGAAATTCCCCGAATGCCACGAATATATTCCAGATCAAAGCTATATTATTCTTTATTGATGCAGCCATAGAAAAAAAAGCGCCAACAATAGCTCCGATTGCTTCTCCTGTAGTCAAACCGAAATTTTTCAGGTTTCCGATCAGTAATCCAATCGCCCCTATAATCACAAAAATCGGCCAAGCCGCAATCAGCCACTGAACGAGCCAGATCGCAGCAACCGCGGCGACAACGATGCCGATGGCAACGAGGGCATTCTCGACCAGGCTCCAGTTCTCCAACAGAAAGCCCACGACCGTTTCCGTGATGGATCCAAGCAAGCTTAATCCGCCATGAATCGCTTCGAAAAATCCGTTGAACCGCCCTTCCTCAAATGCCTGATTCAATAATTGCAGCACCGGACCAAACGCTGTCATGGCCGTTTCGCCCATCAAGGCCAGCATGCCCTGGAAGCGATTGACGGCAAGCTCCCATTGCTTCACCGGACTTTCCATCAAGAGGGCAAGAGATTCCTGGCTCATCCCGGCCTTGGTCATCAGTTCATCGAAGGCCTCCAGGAAGCCGTCCAAATTCCCGGTCTGGCCGAAGGACTCCATTTTTTTCTGAAGATCCTCATTGATTGGCAGATTCAACTGCCCCAGCAGGCCGTCCGCCTTCCCGAAGTATGCCTCCTTCATGGAGCCCGCGAGTCCCGCGGCATTTTCATTCGGCCGGAAGGCGGCTAAGCGCTGCACCATCTCATTCATTTTGGTGACGTCATTGGCATTTTTCGAAATCGAAGTCAGCACAAGCCCCGACTCCAACGACTGGTTCACATCTCGCCCCGACTTGAGCGCTTGGGACCTCATGGTTTCGAACACTGCCGCTCCCTGCTGGGCATTGCCATATTGCGCCTGGTAGCGGGAACGGAAGTCTTCCGCCGCAGCCGCATTCTGAATCGCATGGACGCCCATCGTCTGGAGCGCATTTAATATGGGAAGGGCCGCGTTTTTCATTTTCTGCCCAACCGTTATCTTTTCTTTATCCTTGCCCTTCTTCTTTTGCTGTTCCTTGCCTTTCTCTTCTGTGGACCCTCCTGCTTCCACTGCGGAGGCGCCAGCTGCTTCAACCGCTTTAGTGAAGCTATGGGCCGCATCGCTCCATTCCTTGCCCGCGTGCGCAGCAAGCTGCTTCCATGACTCCGTCATCGAATGAAATGACTTCTTCACGACTTCATCAATCGAGGCCATAATCCTCAGGTGCGTCATCCCCATCATTTTCAGCATCGGGTTGAATTCAAAGCTCCAATCGTTGCGCATGCGGTTGACACGCTGGGGGAGCACGATAGGAGCCGGCGGCTGAGGCGGCTTGAAGACGATAAGCTGCTTCTCGTTCATGAACTCTCCTCCTTTCCCCGGCAGACGGCAAGCCTTCCCTTTACTTGCTCATTGGGTAAAAGAGAAGGCTCTACAATCTGCGTTTGTTCTACCGCTTCTTCATCTTGCGCTGCGCGCGGCGTTCCTCTTCCACGCGGATGTCGATCATCGCATAGATGGCTGCCCGCTCGCGCTCAGGCAGAGCGAGCAGCTCATGCGGCAGAATGCGAAGTTTTTTACATCAATGAGCTCGTTCATGTTTGATTGAAACCGTTCAGCTCCTGAACCTCTTGCAGCAGCGCCGCATATTCTCCCGGCAGGAGCATCTTGCGAAGCAGCGCCTCCGCGCCCATGACGCCATACGATTGCTGCAGCTCCGAGTTTTTCAGATCCGGAAAGACGACGCTCGCCACGATTAGCTTCGCCGTATATTCATTGAAATCAATCTCCGGCGTCACTGCGCCTCCTTTGCCCTTCTTCTGTTTGGTCGCGGCCTTCCGGCACTGCTCGTTCTCGACCTCGCTAATGCTGCGAAGCTGCCACGGCACCGGCTCTCCCTGTTCATCCTTGAAGCGGGCAGAGACGACATAAGCCGTCTCCGTATTCGCCTCCGCATTTTGGGCCAAAAAATATTGCAATGAACTCATTGCTGCTTTCACCTCGCATGTTATTTATAATTTACGAAATGCTATTGAATTCATTTAAAATATCGACGTCGTCAAACGTAAACTCGACTTCCTCTTCCAGCACGTCGCTCTCCGTATCCAGCTTCGCCATGACGACGCTGTTCAGGTTGACGTTCTTCAGGCAGACCGTCTGCGTGCCAATCGAGGACATCGGATCTTCATTTATAATCTGGATAATGAAGTTCGTGTCTTTGCCATTCTTGATATAATCAAGCATCATATTGCGGAACAGCGGCGTCATATAGTAGATCGTCATGCTGCCGGTTCCCGTCCAGCCCGCTGCCTTATGCTGCACGCTGCGGCTGCCGAGCACCTTGACTTCCGCTTTCTGCTTTTCGATCTTCGCCTCCAGCGTCTTCACATAGAACATTTCCTCGTTTTTACCGTCAATTTGGGCAAATGCCCGGCCTTCGCGGCCCGAAATCGTATCCTTCGCCTGCAACAATGCCATGTTACTTCACCTTCACTTTCATATAAATTTTCTCTACGGCGTCAACCGGCTGCACCGCCAGTTGAATAACGATACTGTCGCTCGTATCGCCAGACGTGACCTGTACATCGGTCTGCGCATCAAATGGCTGAATCGCGGACAAGCGCACGAGCTGATCAAGGTAAGCGATGCATTCGCCGCGGAACAGCTGGCGACCGTCGCCGTTGTTGTTCACCTTTCCGACATAGGACGTCTCGAACAACTGCTTCATATCGTTGGCAATGCCGTCAAGCACCCGAACAACCCGGTTTTTGGAGAAAACACGGCCCTTATCCGGGGAATGAGACGTAAAGCTGTTGATGTCCTGTTCGACGACCGCACGGCCCCGCTGATGAACGAATACGAATTCGCCCGCCTCCAATGCGGCTTCGACCTGGCGGTTCATCAGGCGCACATCCGCGTCGATCGCATCTTCATACGCGGTATAGGTAAGCGACTCATTCATCGCTGCCGCAGCCGTAGCGGCAGCCACCCACACGCATGCTTCGGCAGCGCCGAGCACAGTGCCGTCCGCCAGCTTGACCCCGTTCTTCACGCTGATGACCCCTTCGCTATCTGCCAACGGGTAGTTCGGCAGCACCGCCTGTACCTTTTTCCCTTCCTCCTCGCGCATCCGCTTGATGAAGGCCGTATATACGGAAGCGAGCGTCTTGTCTTCCGACGGCAGGGCCACCGTATGGAAATCCTGCACCGCCAGCGCATCCAGAAAGTTCATATGGTCTTCATTCGTTGCCGCGCCGTCATCCCCGCCAGTCAGCGGCAAGCCCGCGATCGCCTCCAATGCGCCGCTGCCTTCGAATTGCACCCACGCGTTCGCCTTCAGTTCCTCTGCCTGAGCGACGGTCTGAAGATCGACCTCGCGACCCGCGACCTTCGTGATGACGTCCATCTTCGTATCGTCGAGGACGTTCGGACGCACGACGAGTACGATGTCGTTCCCGCGAACGCCGCCGCAGCGGGCAATCGCCTTCCATTCCTGGTGTGTTGCCTGCGCCTTGGTGCCTTCATTCAACCGGTACAACAGCACCGTCTTGGCCCGCTTGAACGCTTCGCGCACCAACAGCAGCGCCTTGTCCGTCACCTCATAGCCGAGAAGCTCAAAAGTCGCTTCTCCGGTCGGCATTTCCAATACCTGGCGGGCAGGTCCCCAGCTCAGCTTCAACGGCAGAGCCACAACCCCGCGTTCTCCCATCGTACCCATCGGGCCCGCTTCCGAATCGAAGCGGACATATACGCCCGGTCTTACTTTGTTCTGCGTCATCCATGTTCCTCCAGCCATCACAATACCTCCTGAATCATAAATTGATGTAGCAGCGCAGCTACCTGCGCCTTCGTGTACATGCCATCCTCCCGGAGCAGCGCATGCAGCATGTCGCGCTCCCGTCCGCTGTCCGCCTTCGCTTCCAGCCATTGCGCCTTCGTGTAGGCCGTCTCTTGCTTATCAATGCTCATCCCGAATCCGCCCCTCCTGCTTCATTGCTTCCATCTTGCTGCCCGTTTCCCGCTCCCGCAGCAGCGTGAGCGCATACTGCACCCGGAAGCGCAGCATATGATCCGGGTACTCGTGGCTCATCTCGGCGCCGCGGCAGCGCATCGTCCCGAAGTCGACGAGCTCCAGCGCGTCATACAGCTCGTCAGCGACCTCATCGGGATGCGGCCGTTCCCCGGCCTCTCCCGGCACATAGTCGACCTCCACCTGCCACGCTGCCGCATAGCGGCGCTCCCCTGTGCGCTGCCTGCTTCCGCTTCGAATACGAACGGCGTAGTACGGCGCAGTCGCGTCCGCTGCCGCCTCGGCATCCAGCACCGGCATACCGGGGAAGATCTCCCCAAGCCGCCGCATCACGCCTTGCCGAATCTCGGCACTGTGCACTTTTTTCTCCCCCTCTGCATTCCGGAGTAACGTTCCGTGAAGCAGCCACTGCATCTTCGCCAAAAACAAAGACCATCCGGCAATCTGAACCGAATGGTCTCTATTTATGGCTTGCCCCGTCCCTTCTTAGCTACGGGTCCGGTGGCACACCACTTCACGCTATTATCTTATCACCGCAAGCCGCCCGTCTGCGTGCCAGCATCCGGCCAACGAGCGGACAAGCGGAAGGCCAGAGACGGATTGGCGGTGCCACGGCATTTTAGGAGATTCAAAACAGTCGTTCACTTCCAGCTCAGGGAGTTTCATTACATCGTGCACCTTGATACGGGGAAAGTCCCCCTAGTTAAAATCAACTCCTGTAATCTTTTTGTACTCTTCCGGTGAAATTTCTCCGAAAGGATTGGACTCTGTTTTCACGGCTGCGCGCAGCCCCTCCGCGTCGATCCATATGCAGTCAAATGCAAGCTTCCAGAAAGTCATGCGGACTGTCCTCCTTTGAGCTTGATAAGTTCAAGTTTAGCCTTCGCCAACTCCGCGCCTAGATTATCGATGACGCTTTGCTGTTGAATATTTTTGATTTTCATTTGCGTCAGTTCTTGGCCCAGCACGTCGGTTTGGGAAGGTTGCGGCGGCGGGTTAAGCGCTTCTATTTCCTCATCCGTGAGGCCGTTTCGCCAGAAGCTTGGACCGTCCACGGGCTGCGGCGGGTCTGGATGAGGAATGTCGCTATCTGGGTCGTATTCGGCCATGGCGGCCTGGTAGTCGATGAATGCGGCATTGTATGCCTCCTGCGCCTCCCGATAGCCCTCCACATCGAATATAGGCTGATAGAGTCCATCCGGCATCGGCACGGCGACCGTGTAGCCTACGAGTACGGTTTCCGGTTCGGCTCGTTGATCGCCCTCTTGCTCCGCTTCGGGAAGTACATCCTTCGGCTTAACCGGTTCACGCCGATCAAAAACGCCCGTTACGGAGTACGCAACGAGCGTCGGTTCGATGTAGCGTCCGGAGAGGTCGGTTATGAGTGCTTCTTTCATGTCGCGCCTCCTTTATTGTTCTGCCAGGAATGACACCTGTAATGTCAGGTGCGTGCTTTGAGTGGGAAAGACGGCTATTACATCGCCACTGGCCTTAACGTCCAAGTAGGCAATAAAGACGTTTGTCCCCGACATGATGATCGAAGGTGTTCTGATTGTCGTTTTTGGCCTGTATCCAGCGGGTAGGCGAAACACGACGGTTTCTGTTGCCCCTCCAGTAACGATCCCGTTGACATGCACAATTCCTACGCCATCTTTATAGTATCGGACGGGGAACACTCCATTGCTCGATAGCGTCCAACCGTTCAGCAGCGTAGGTGTAATCCATTGCGGCGGTGCAGCATCCTTCTCCGCCTTCTGCGTCTCCACCACGCTCAGTCGCCGCTCTACATCGCCTACATCCTGCACCAAGTCCGATACAGTCCCGCGCAGGTTCGCGGCCACGGTGCCGCTGATGGGAGCTGGAAGCGTTGGATCGAGCATCGTATAGGTAACGTGGTAGACAGCAGTTGGGGCAAAGTTGTATTCCTTTATAGTCGCCAACTCTGCGCCATACTCACCGACAGGATTAAACTTTTCAATCGCCCATTGATGATCGCGTTTATTATTTCGTGTTACAGACAGTATTCTCGATGTCTTGTGAGTCAACTTTGACGATGGGTTGAAGTTGTTAATGTTCCATGCGCCGTATCCTCTCGCATATACCGGATTCGCCCGTTCTCTCAGTACTATACCGCTGCCGACCTCGACCATGTTCGATCCTGCCGTGAGTGTCGCACCCAGCTTGTAGTTCCGGACGGGTTCGACGGTTGGCTTTGACTTCAGGTATTGGAGGCGGTATGGGGTGTACTCAAATGCGGTTGCCATAGTTGTAGGAACCGTTCGAGTCGTAAACTCTGGACTTGAATAGTTCGTCTCTCCAATTTGTACCCAAGCTTTTTCGAGTCCATCTGTACGGTTATAGGGTTGATTATTCCATCGCCCCCATTCAAACATCCGCCACCCCAAGAAATACGCCCTAATCTCATCCTGCGTCGGGCTGTATTCCGCCCCCCATCCGCTGTCTGTGTTGGCGACGGAAATATATGCATTGGAATATGTCTCTCCTATATAAGGCATCGTGACATATGCTATATCTGGAGCCTCCCAAGTTGCAACTGCGTCACGCCCCTGCCTAAGCAATGTGCCATCATACTTCGTTCCAAATGTGTGTGCGATTAAAACCGGGCCGCCTATTCGGTTCACTCCTACAACTTTAAATGTTGATGATGGATTTCCGGCAATATGGTAGCCCAAATGTGCGTCAGGTACTATCTTACCCCACCACTCATTCACACACGGCAGCCCATCGTCCCCCATAAAGATCGTATCGGGATTGCTACAGTCTACCGGATGAGCGGCCAGCTCCGTTTCGAAGGCGAGCATGCTGCGTTGTTGTGGCATGAAGGATTTCGGTTCGGTGCCGATGGTGAGCATAGGGTTTTCAAACGTTAAGAGTCCCCCGGGTGGATTAAAACCAGAACCAAGCAATACCCCAATTATAAAATCATCTTTAGTGGTAGTGATTGATATTGTGTCACTTTCGATGTAATCGCCGTTGTGGTTTAATAAGTTCCCATTAGCATCAAATGACTGTAACGCAATAACACTTTTTGAGTGCGAACGGTTTACCGTAAATGTATACGTTGTGTCGCTTATGCAAGGGATTCTATACCCGAATGCAAACCCTGATCCCGTTCCAACTACTTGCCCGACATAAGGCTCAATCACCTTTGTTGCACCTGCTCCGTAGGTCGTCCACTCATAAAACGGCGGCAACAGATTGCCACCCGCTACGATAGCGTATGGGTTCTTGACATTAGTCACGCTGTCGACGTATGGAAAGTGTGATTCCACCTGCTCCGGTGTCATGGAATCTATCGCGTTATATTCTGCTTCGGATATTTCATAGAGTCTAATTGAGTCAAAGTATGCGTACTGACCTATTGATCCAATTACCCCTAAGTCAATGTTAACTTTATCCAAATCCTTTGTGCTCGTCTTTTTCATATAGACGAACTGCAAATCTTCTTTTTTGGTTACGGGTACCAACGGTCCCCCACCCTCATTGCCGCCGAATGCCAATGAGGCTGATTCAGCTGTACCATTCTTGATTGAACCGGCCAGTAAATAATACTTACCTGCTTTTATTACTTTATCTAATGTAATCGGTGCAACGCCAAAACCATCTTTGTTAATGATTACCTTTACCGTTTCGTTTTCGATCGTATTTGTGGTTTGAAAACTACCCAGTAAAGACAAGTCATCACAAGCCCCCGCCCGCCCCAACAAATTCACCAACGTCCGCCCCTTAATCTCCCCTAGCCGGAACGGCGTATCTTGTTCGGATTCAACAGTTTGATAACCGGGCCTGAAGGTAAGAGCTTCAGAAGGAAGAGTCTCTAACTGCTTACTAATGGTGACATCGTTATCAAGCAGCGGTTTAAGGACATTCGGGTTGAAGTCATCAGGATGTGCCCTTGTTTGCGTCGTCACGCCTTGAATTTCTTGGTTTATTCCCCCTGGCAAAACGTCACCCTTAATGCTCACGGTGATTCACTCCTTATTAAAAAAGTGCATCGAAGTCAAATTCAAGCTCGTCAGTTGCTTCCAGGTTTTTGGTCGTCGTCGTTTTGATAGCGGCCAGTGCCCCGTCAGCATCAAATAGGGCCACTTCGTTGATTCCCGTACCAGCTAAACCGTCATTTTTCGCCTGGACGGATAAAGAATAACGTACCCTAGTCGGTTCGGGCATAATTGTTCTTACTTCTTTGCGAAAAACTTCATTGAACAGACCGGTTTCGTCTCCGGTCAACGACTTTGGAACGCCGGACGCATCTGCGCCGCCGGTGCCGATGCCGATATGAGTGATTTTCACCATAGGATCAATTCCGGCCGCAGCACGAGCCAGCTTCTCGCGATATACTTTCGTTCTTGCGGTTGCCATATGTTCACCCCCATCAAAAGACTTCCTCATCAATAACCTGACCTGCGCGAATGTGACGCAAGCTGCACAGATCCGCACTATCCAGATAAAAATCGAGCCCGAACGGATTCATCCCGCTAAATGATTGCTTGCCATCAAACTTCCACGCCCCATTAAAAACGAGCTCGTCAACATCATCAACTTCATAACGGCTAAATCCAAGGTACAAGTATGAGCCTTTTAATTTAGACCCACCGATGATCTCCGAGGCGTAATCGAGCTTTATACGGCTTTTCACCTTGGCTGAAGCCTGCACTTGAAAAGAGATGAATAAGTCGATCATCAGTTCTACGATATGGAGCAAATGAGCCGGTTTCGCTTCCTCGAATGCAAATTTAAGGCCGGTATAACTGGTTAGGTCATCAATATCATAGATCGTCTTGAAAGCATACGATTCATGCAATGGCAAGAAAAGTGCATTCCTAGTTTGGCTATACGCATTCGCCAGGTCGCAGGCCGTTTGTTCCGTAAAGGTACCCCCACCGATAATTTTGGCCTTAATTCGGGAACGGCGGGTTTCATAGCTGTCCTCGTAACTGGTTGGTAAATCCCATTCCTCTTCCCAAATGTTGAGCCCCCAAGTTGCATGTTCAAGATAACACTGCTCCAGTATGGAGTCGAAGGTTTGCCATAGACCATCCAACTCAATCCCCTGTGTATCCAGTATCGAGAGCATTATCGAGGATAATTCGTATTGTTTTTTGCGTAGATAGCCCAACATAATTGGACCCCGGTTGCTTTTGAACGACGAATTAACTGACATTAATCGTCACCGTCCCAAGAATCGCAACCGCATCTTGCGCAATTTCAATATTGGTTTCATTTCCATTGACTTTGAGGGCTCCGTAATCAATAACAGGAGGGATATCCAAAATGATATTTGCAATCCGAGTATAGCGAACAAGCGGATCGGCAAATGCCAGCGTCTTTAAGTATGCGCGGACACCGTCCTGAATCATTTCTCGTACCTCGTTAGAAGAGCCTTCACTGCTGAGCGTCACGGTGACGGAAACATGAATCGGAACCTCGCTGGCTCCAACAACGGTTACAATCGCACCGATAGGGCACACATTTTTGATAAAAGTTTCAACGGCTTCAACGACTGATGGAGCAGGGGCTGTTTTCTCTTCATTGATAAGTACAACTTTAACCGTACCCGGTCCGGCCCATAACGGAATAACTTTTACGCCGCCCACGCCGGGAATCGAGAGCGCCCATTGCTCATAATCCGATTTGTTCCCGCTGCCGGTCGGAGTGCGGACCTTTAACAGAAACCGTTCCCGCAGCGAATCGTCGCTCTCTTCATCGGTACCGCCTTCCAGCGCGGTCAGATTGGTCACGGCTGTAATGCCTGGCACAGGCTCGCTCAAATGGCGAATCGCTCCCGCGGGCACATTGCCGGATCGCCCTGCATCGAGAGCCTCCACATCGGTAAAGCCTTCGCCGTTCTCCGCCAGCGAAATGCCATGGATCACCCGGTACAGCAGAGCAGGCGTTGACTCTGTGCTTTCGGTCGCGATCACGTACCCGCCCGGGACGGCCGCGCCGGGTTTGCCTGTAAAGCGGATTGTTTTGTCCGTTGACCGGGCTGTGGCGGCAGGCCGCCGTGTCACTCCGTGCTCCGCGCAGCGTTCGTCAAGATAGGGACCGAACGTCGTCGAAGCAAATGCGCGCCGCAACACCTCCTTGGCCCAGTCGGCTGCCTGGGTCAACTCGATCGCCGCCGGTTCCAGCACATCCCACGGAAACGATCCTTCCGAACGATCCAGGCTGACCGGCAGCCGCGACAGCATGCGGTCTCGAATGACCTCTTCCGTGTCTTCCTGTAAAAAAGGAGGCAGTTCCCTCATACGCTCACCTCCATTCGTTGCTCTTGTCCAATGACCGGCACGGCCGTAAAGGATACCCTGACCGAATCGCCTTCAAATTCATACTCAAAATCGGCAACCATCTGCGTCCGAGGATCAGCAAGAAGCGTTTCGGTGATGGTGCGCTCCAGTTCGGAACGAGCAGCGGCCCGGGTCGGCTGGCGGATCGCATTCTGGATCTCGCTTCCGTAATCGCTCGAGTAGGCGAGACAGGCGAAGCGTTCGGTCAAGACGGCCTTCTGGCACCATTGCGCCCACGCCGTATGGCCATCGGCCATCACGAAGCGCCCGGCTCCATCGATGATAAAATCACCGGTTGCGAAATCGAACAGTGGACTTTCGGGATACTGAACATCATTCGGGCTGTCATTCTCGACCAGAGACGGCATAGAGAACGCAGGAAATAATTCAGGCATGATCGCCGCTCACCACCTTGCTCATAATGATAGGCTCTCCGGATACCCACAGCACCAGGACCCGGTCTCCGGATGCGAAGCGGGGACTGACATCGGCAAGCCGGCTTCCATCCTCCCCAGTGACAAAATCAAACCGGGTCAATGCGGAATAGGTCGTCTCTGCCGTATCCTCCCCTGTCTCGACAACAGGAGAAGCCAGGCGGGCCACTCGGGAATATACGGGGACAGTGAAATCCCAATCGGCCAACAAATACCCTTCCGCCGGAATCGGAACGGCGAACTGATCTAGCAGCAGGCTGCCGTCGTCCTGGATCGTGCCCAGGTCAATAACGTTCAACGTATCCACGCGTCGCGACACCCTCCCGTCCATAGCGGACAGCAAGCGCCCAGCCCACTCTCTTTTACTCATGGTCGACCACCTCCATCGTCATGCTGCGGTTGTCTGCATCATGCTGAATCCCGTCTATGATGTAATAGCCAAGCAGCGTGCCGGCTGCAATATAGACCTTGTCCCCGCGCCGCAGAAAAGGAAGATCAGGAGCCGTAACGCTCCGTCGTCTGCGCGGCTTGCCGCGCTCCTTCAGCACTTCCTGCGCAGCCTCCCGCACAGCGGCGACCGTGTCGTACTGCTGGGAATAGATGATCTCTTGCAAAATGCCGTATTTTGTCTGGCCATTCACGGTATCATCGATTTTGAGCCGCGTTTTTTTCGTCCCCTGTCCCGGCCCCTCATGTTCCACTTCTCCGGCTTGCTTGCTGACGATTTTGACGCGAGTCACCAGATTCTCGATATCCTGCTGATCGCTCGCACTGCTCACAACGTCAGCGTCGAATTGATAAATGGGTTTGTTTTGTCCGGCTTTGACGACATGCATTTTGCCGTTGCTGGCGCGGATAATATAGTGGCCTTTGCCGCGGCTGCGCACCTGATCGATGACGGATGTCAGCATCGAAGCCAAGGTCTGGCTGCGGAATGGCTGCGCAGCTAAGGCAACACCGGGCAGATCCATCTGGCCGAGCGGAATATTCCAGGCCTTCGCAATATCTCTGATAATGACGGAGGCTTGCGTGCCGTTCTTGTACCAGCGATCGTCCTTGCTCCGCAACAGGTAAATCAGCATATCGTACGATTTAATTTTCAAGACGCCGTTGCCATCCTGCGTATAATCCCAGTCGAAAATGATGCCCTGATGGATTTCTTTCCATCCCTGGCCCCAATCCGCTTTTAAGATCGTCCGGGCGCCGAGCTGCAGCTGCTGATGCAGCCATTTCCCATTCCATTTCTGGTTCCGTATCGAAAAAGACAAACGGACAGCCAGTTCATTAGGCTGTTCTTCCCAGCTTAAGCCGCTGGCTAGCGTGGTGAGTGATATCTGTTCCCCTGCAGGCAGGAGAACAGATAGGTCGTATTTCACGTCAGCGATATTGATCATGGCGGCACCTCCTATACAGGCAGCCGCAGGACCTGGCCCGGCTTGATCTTGTTCGGATCCGGGCCGATCTGCTTTTTATTTTCAGGGATGCGGTAGATGTCACCGTGGCGCGCTCCATTTCCAAGAAACCGCTTCGCGATGCCCCACAGTGTATCACCCGGCTTCACGGTATAGGTTGCCGGAGGCGGCGGCGCTGCGCGTCCGGCAGAGGCGGCTGTTCCGTTTGGCTTCGCCTTCTGGCCTTTTTCCGAGATCATGATCATCTTGGCTTGCACCAGTTCAATCGAATACTGAGCATCGCCATGCCCGCCCAGCCACGTATGGTCAAATGTCTGGATATACACATCGTGATTGATCGGCGTCTCGGTAATGAGCAGCTTCAATTTTTGACCTTTGTCACGCCAACTGGACAAAAGCCCTGCAATCGCTTGCGGGGACTGCCAGGACTTGACGGTCACGCTCTCCTTCCGCGCTTCTCCGGGGAAAATCCCCTCCCAGTTGAACCGTGTCGGCACCGTACCGCGCGGCATCGTGAACTCGCCCAGCGCAATGCTCTGATACGTGACCATACGCGCCGCCGTAGCAGCCGTGACCTGCTGCGGGTTCAACGGAAACAGCAGTCTTTTTGACCCATCCGACAAGTAGAAATCCATATGCGCCTCCCTTTTAGCACGTGTTGAAAAAGGCCGGTTCTCAGCACCGAGAAGGTTGCTTGAGGTCGAAGCGGATTAAACACGGTTTTGCGCTGCGTCTTCGATCTTCTGCGCAATCACGCCGCCAATATAGTCCGCGATTTCTTCGCCGTTCCGGCGGAGCGAATCGAGCAGATTATCGCTGCTGCCTTCCAGCGTGAAGTTCATCGTCACGCCGCCAAGATGGATGCCGCCCAGGCTCTTGGAAGATCTGGCGGTTGCTGTTCCGGACGATTCATTCATCGCCGGGGCGCTGATGCTCATTTGCGGTCCGCCAGCCAAGCCGCCCACGGCATAAGGCTGCACGCCAAGCAAATAGCCCGCTTGCTGCCACAGCGACAGCCCCCGTGCTCGCTTGCCTGGAGAGAGAGGCACGATCATTTCCGGACCCGCCTCGCCAACCAGTCCGATATGGGGGCGGGTTATGAATCCGCCGTTCGCGTGCATGGGAAACTTCGGTTCTTCCAAATTAGCGAAGAAATCGAACATAAATGTTGGCTTTGGAAGCTTTGGCGGCTGCTCAATGCCGCTTTGCTGATAAAGCACTTCGATATTTATTTTCTTGTCACTCGGCAAGATGGTCACTTCTTGATTCAGCAGCCGAAGCTGGTCAATCGCCGGGATCAGACTCGATTTTAATTGATCAATCGCGGATTGCAGTGCCCTTTGTTTGTCTGCGGCCGTCGCGGATGAGTCGGATAGTATGGGCAGAGTATCTTTGAGCGCTGCCAGCTGTTCGGCAGACGGGGACTTGCTTTGTTGCAGTGCCTGCAGCGTCTGTAACATCGTTTCGAGACGAGCTGCGCCTTGCGCTATATCGCCGCCAAAGTTCATTTCAATCTGTGTCCTCGCGGCATCATAATAATCCTGGACGCTTTGCCGCGCTGCCATTAGATTCGCACCAGTTTCTTCATATTTTGCCTTCGCTTCTGCCGCTTGCTTTCGAAAGTTTTCAGCATCCATGTCCACTGCAGTCATATGAAAATAATAGTTGCCAAGCGGTTTACCGATCTCATTGGCCCTTTGAAGAAATTCTTCGTGAGCTTCATTGGTCCGGCTGTATTCCGGCATCGCCTTCCATTCCATTACGATATCCTGAAGCCCTTGTCTGACTTGATGGGCCAGCTCAAACTGCTTCTCGTAGTTAGAAAAATCGGTTTCCATCTCTCCGATTTTCTCCATCAAGGACGGCAAATTCCCCTTGCCGTCAGCGACGGCTTGCGCCAGCTTCATGCGCGCCAACTTGTCTTCCAATTCGATTTCTTTCTCAATCGTCCCGATTCGCTCCGGTATTTTCCCGTTCTCGGCATCATATTGCGATATCAACTCCGGATACATGTCACGCAGCGTCGCCGTAATACCGGCCAGACGCTCCTTTTTGGCAGCCAGCTCTCCCGAGGAGTCCGAATTTCGGCGTACGGCATCGTCAAGCTCGCGGTATTCATCGATGAGCGCCTGGGTATCCCGCGACTTTTGCAATGCCTGATTGCTTTCCGACGCGGCAGCCCGTAATCCGTCTCCCATATGAATGAGCCGCTGCTCCGCCTCTTCCTGCCGCTGCTTGTACCAAGACCAGGCAGAGCCGGCGAGCGAGACAACGGTCATAACCGCGCCTATTGGTCCCGTTAAGCCAATGAACGCTCGACCAAGCAATCGAAGGCCGCTTGATGCCGCGGATGCGATTCGCCCTAACCGGCCGGTTTGTTTGGCGGCATTGACGATATTTGCGTTTCCGTCCTTGCCCAGCAGCCGCTGCCGCCAGCTCGACATCGGAGCAGGTCCGCCAAACGCTTTCTCCAGCCCGCTATACCGCCCAAGCTGCCCGGCGTTGGCCATACGCACGACGTCGTCCCGGCGATAGGTGCGATCCAGCGGGATAGTGCGCCAGTACCGCTTGCCGGCGGGACGGTAATCCGACGGGAACTGCGCCGCCGGACCCGGCATCGCGTCCGCTGCCGCGGAACCGCGAAGCCAGCGGCGGTACCATGGCGAACGCTTAGAGGTGCCAGCGCGGGCCGTTCGCGTAGCGGCAGTTGCTGTCGTCTCGGCCATCGTAGCGGACGATCCGCCTCCAATCCACTTTCTCGCATTTTTATAGAACTGTTTCCCCTTACCCAGGAATTGGACGGTCTTGGATATGAACCAAGCATCCAGGAGCAATGCCAGCGTCTGACCCAGCGGACTGCTTGTGTCTCCGCCGAGCCAGGTCGGCTGAACATTTTTGAATGCCTCCAGAGCCTTGCCCACGATTTTTCCCGCATCAAATGCTTCAAGGAAAGCCTCGAGGAAGGCCCGTCCGGCTGTGGAGCCCGCTTGAACAAATGGAGAAGCATCCACATCGGCATCTTTGGAAGCCATGCCGAATACCCCCATCAGGTAGCCGCCAAGCGCTCCGCCCAGGGCTGCCCCGATCTTATGCGCGGCTTCAATCACTCGTTCGCGTCCGCCGCCGCTCCACCATTCGTTGAAGGGAGCGACCACAATTTCATCCCACAGCAACCGGATTTTCCCGAACACGCTGGCGTTGTTCCAGGCATCCGAATCCATAATGTCGAGCAGCTTCGTAAAGACATGGTTGATTTTCCGGCCGATCATGTCCGCCAGTCCATTGCTTTGCGTAAACGCTTCGGCAATCCGGTCGATCCAGGCTCTCAAGGCAGGCACAGCCTGCATTCCAATCGAGATGGCGATGCCTTCCCATGCGCCGGACAGCCGCCGGATGGACCCGAGCAAGGTGTCCTCCTGAATTTTGGACATTTTCTTGGCGGCGCCTTGCGCCTGCTCCAGCTGCTTGACATAGGACGCGAAGCTCTCCGATCCCGTGTTCAGCAAGATGGAAGCGGCATCGGCCGTGTGCGCCCCGAACGCATTGGTCACATCGGTAAGCCGCAATCCCTTGCGTTCGACTTCCGCCATGAATGGAATCAAGCCCTTGAATGCGTGCTGCGCGTCCCACAGCTCCAGCCCCATCGCTTTCAGCTTTTTCGCCGCAGGACTCGAAGTGTCGTTAAGCTGCATGAGCATCAGGCGCATCGCCTTGCCTGCGCGTTCGCCCTGAATGCCATGACTGGACAGCACCCCGATAGCCGCGGACATTTGCTCGATAGCGATGTTCGCGTCTGCCGCAGCCGGAGCCGCAAGGGAGAACGCGCTGCCCAACTGCGAGATGCTCGTGTTCGCCGTCGCGGCCGTCTTTGCCATGACATCAACGACACGCTCCAGCTGCGCCGCGGGCATGCGCATGCCGAACAGCACGCCCGATGCCAGGTTCGCCGCTTCCGCCAGATCCATCTGGCCGGCAGAGGCAAGCAGCAAGGTCGGGCCGATCCCGGCGAGTACTTGCTTGGCGGTGAAGCCGGCGCCAGCGAGAGATCCCATAGCATCGGCAACCTGAGTGGCCGTAAAAGGCATCGATGTGCCCAACTCACGGGCACGCTGATGGAGCGCAGCAAAGTCTTGCGCATTGGCATGGGTGACCATCCGGACGTTGGCCATGCTCTGCTCGAACTTCGCAGCGGTCTGGAACAGACCCGCCAATCCGGACGCAGCGGCTCCAAGCGCCGGGCCGAGTAATGCCATGCCGCCGCTGACCAGTCGGCCGATCATGCGCAATGGCCGGGAAGCGTAATCAAGGACGCGAACGGTAAATCGGAACGTTTTCCCTGATATGGACTGCACTCGAGCATTAATCGCGACCAGCACATCAGATGCCCGATCCGCTATATGGACCGCCATCTGCCACCGGGTCCGGTTCATCCGTTCGAGCTGTTTGCGCGTGCGCTCTACGCTTTTGTCCAGCTTGCTTACTTTACCTTCTATCTTCGAAAGGGCGGGTTCGGAACGATCGTCGACAGCCACGGATATATCTATGCGATAGGCTTCTTTCGCCACCCGCAATCACCCTCTTCCCAGCGATGCAGCTCGCTTCCGTTCCTCTATCTCGGATTCCAGCGCCAGCTTGGTGCTGACAAGACAAAAAAGCCGCTCTCCTTCGGGCAGCTTCATCACCTCGCTCGGGAATTTCCCCTGGCGCTGGAAAATATGATGCAGGAGGGTGGCAACCCCTCCCGCTTCTATTAGTTTTTTATGACTTCTTCCGCCTCGCTGCTCTCGTCGTCATCCAGATCATAGCCCGACAGACGGTCGATCTGCTCGATGATCGCATCCTTTTCCCCAGGAAGCAGAACCTTGTCAATGAGCTGTACGCCGCTGATGACATTGAGCTGATCCCAGGCCGCCTTGTTGTTCCATACTTTTTGCTGGTCTTCGGGAACCGTCGCCTCATAGATCAGATACGAGCGGTATCTCGCCGTGTCGGTGTCGTCCGGCATTTTGATGCCGCCCAGGCGGCGGTTTTTCTTATACTTGGTGGCCTTGTCCCGGCAAGCGTTATATTCCGCCTCTGCCAACGGACGAATGCTGAAGCGGAAGAACACCTTTCCTTTGCGGGCGATCTCGATGAGTTGACGTTCTCCTTCCGTGTTCGCCGCCGCATCCAGAAGACCGCGCAGGATGTCCGTTTCATTGGCCAAAAGCGTTTCGGACTGGATCGGTTCATTGTCTTTTTTCATTTATCTCTATCCTCCATTAAGTTGATTGCCCTCTCGTGATTAGCGGCTTGCACGGATCACGCCGGTGAAATTAAATACGGCATCCGGCGCTTGCGAGCGCAGGCTGTCGACCAGGCGCTTGAACAGCACCGCATCGCGGACCACCGTCTCGGTAAAGGTCAGCGTCATGCTGTAGCTCTGCATTAATGCCCAGGTATGCTTTTGGCCTGCCGGCTGGTAATCGCTGTTCGTCACGTTGAGCTGGGCCTGCCAAGTGTTGACTTCGGCCAGGAAGGTGCCCTCGCCATCGTATAATTCACCATTGTATCCTCTGGACACATTCCGGAAATCAAAGGCGCCGCGATCCAGCATCTGCTGAATGTCCGGCGGACTATTGACCCGGAAGCTCCATGAGCGGTTAATAATCTCGCCTACCTGCACATTGGCGATGTCGATGCTTCCATCAGGAACGCAGTCGCGGAAAATATAACGTGCGTCTTGTGCCATCGTTGTTCCTCCTTACGGTTACGCAGATTGCGGCGAGAATTGGAAGCCGAAATCCAGGTATATTTTTTCGATGCTGTCCAGGTCGACCAGCTCCGAGAAGCGGAACCAGGCCGAATCGCCCTGCGGCGGATGATTAGGGTCCACGATCAGTTGGCCGCTTTCCAGTCCGCCCTCGCGGATCATCGTCTGGATAATGCCATTCGCAATCGTCACGACAAAGGCGCGGCCATCCGCGTTGTTGTTCCATTTGCCCAGATAAGGATGCAGCGTGTACACGATCCGGTCGATCAGCTCATAGCGCGTGCGGGTGCGGCGAATTTTTTTCCAGCCTTCGTCTTCGTCGGCCAGAAGCGTCACTTTCGTGTTGATGCCATAATCGATTTGCGCCATGCCGTCCGGGTTGAGGGAGAAGGTAAGCATCCCGGATTGAATCGCTTCTTTGTACTGCGCATTCGTCAGTTCCCCGACCAGATCGATGGAGCCGGTCATAGGAACATGCGTCAAGCTGGCATTGTACGCGCTCGAAGCAATGACGCCGGCAACCCGGGCAGCCGCTCTTGCACCTTCCACGGGACCGTTGGCGGTCCGAAATCCGTTGCCGACATAAACGATGGCAAAATCATTGAATGCGATGGCGTTCGTCTTGCGCGTCGCAAACGGAACGCTGGACGGTTCGCCGACCACGCCGATGATTCGCCCGCCGCCTTCGGCCAGCATTCGCTTCACGAAGGAATGGAGGGAGGCATGAACGGAAGCGTCCTCCGAATCGACAATGACGGTATCGAAAAATTTGCGTTCGAGACGTTCAAACGCATTCGCGTAGTCTGCGCCGGTAACGATTGGGTCTGCACCGCCCGTAAGCGGGGCATCCAGCAGCGCATCGAGCTCCCCGGATCCGTCCGCTATTTTTGCCGCCGTCAAGTAATGGCTCTGTTCATTGATGACCGCGACAAGATGCTCCGGCTCGCTTCCTTTGGCGAACAGCAGCCGTTCCAGCTGGCGTGTATTTTCATGCAGCACGAACTCCCGCATGGTCACATCTTCCAGCGAGTCGCGGATCGTGACCGTCATCTGCCGCGTGGTTGGATACTTGGTGAGCAGCCGGACCACTTTGGCCGCCGGGTCAGCGATATCGTTCAATTCAAGCGATGCCTGGGTTCCCCCCGTGCCGGCGCGAACGGCCAACACCGTGCTGGCACCGCCCGCAAAAATTTCCCGGATGCAATCCGGGCCCTGGCCGTCGCCAAGCTGCCCGGCCAATTCACCGGGCGCTTTTACCGTTACGACTTGCGTAAGCGGTCCCCAGTTGGATTGGATCACGGCCGCAGCCACGCCGACGGTTCCTGTGACGACACGGGCGCCGCCGGCATTATGCCAGCGGACATATACGTCCGGCCGAATCTTCTGTTCACCTAAAATAAACGTTGCCCCTGACATGGGCTACACCTGCCTTTTCTGAAATTCTTGAACTGCCTTTTCCGCTTCCGCTCGGGTCAAGCTGTCTGTAGGGACCCGGCGCAAGGCTCCCGCCATCGCATCCGGCGAGACACCGAATTGAGCGGAGGCAGCCATAATTTCCGCCTTCGTATAAGAGGCTTCCGGCTGCCGCTTTCTAGGTTTGGACTCTTTGGCTTCCGCCATGTTACGCACCTCCGATATGAATATGGTCAAGCAGCGGCGATGACGCCGCCGTCTGCAGGATGCCGAACCGGACATCCAGCGAGATCTGTCCAGCGCGGCAAGCGTCCTGGGTTCCGTCAGCCGATACGCTCTGGATCAGCATAGGGGATTGATCCAGCATGCGGACCTGCCCATCGAGCGCCAATTGCCGCACCGTCAGCTCCAGCCAGCGGCTGCGCGCTTCCGCATGCGGAACCAGCAGATGCCCGCGCAGCGTCGCGTCGATCCAGGCTCCCTGGCTCACCGTCTGGATGCTACGGATGGCGGCCACACGCCAGTATAAGGCGGGTGTATCCTCCGATGGATTCCAGGCCGCGGGGTCGGCCTCTATGGCCGGGAAGCGCTCGCGGGTCCATGCGAACATCGCCGCGACCGGGTCCGGCTCCAGCTGCGCATGGGACATCCATCCCAGGGAAAACACTTCAAACTGGACACTTCGGGTGACCGCCTTGAGCTTCTCATCCACCGTGTCCGAGCCTGCGCCCGTGTACCGGCAGAGGATGGATTTGCCGCTGATGGCGTCCGTCAATCGTTGACGATCCAGCGCGGAGATGACGGCGGCGGCCAGGCTGTCTACATGCGGAAACTCCGTAGGCGCCGCATACGGCGTCACTTCGATCTTGCAGCTGGGGCCGGCCCAGTCGTTCTCTACCGTCTCGGAACCTATGGTGAGAATAAGGTAGGGCTTCGCTTCGTCCGCTTCCGCAGCGCCTGTGTCAAGAACCTTGCCGTTGACAGCCGGAATCCGATCGATCAACCGCTGGCGGATGACACTGCGCATCGAGGCCCCCTCCAGATGCTTATCCATCCCGAATCCGCCCCTCCTGCGCCATTGCTTCCACCTTGCTGCCCGGCTCCCGATCCCGCAGCAGCGTGAGCGCATACTGGACCCGGAAGCGCAGCGTATGATCCGGGTACTCATGGCTCATCTCGGCACTGTACACTTTTACTCCCCCCTGCAATCCGGCGTACGTTCCCGTGAAGCGGTCCAATAATAAAAGACCACCCGGCATCCTCATCCGAATGGTCTCTCTTAACGGTCTGCCAATAGGCCGCATTAGACGGGTCCAATGGCACACCACTTCACACTACTATCTTATCACCGGAGTCCGCCTTCCGCGTGCCAGCATCCGGCCAACGAGCGGACAAGCGGCAGGCCAGCGGGGGAACAACCGGCACCCGGGCATCCCCTCCAGCCCACTGGAGTGCTACTCCGCATACACTTCCAGCCCAAGCAGGAAGGCCAGCTCCATTACCCCTCGTGCCTTGATGCGGCGGAAGGTGCGTTCGCTAACATTCATCTCATGGCAGAGCAAATAATCCGGCGTGCTGTTCTGCGGGCTGAGATAGCAGCGCTCGATCACGCCCCGCTCCGCCTCGCCCAGATGGGCAATCGCCTTGGTCACATTGTCATGGACGGTCTTCATATATTGCTCCCTCTCAACATTGTGGACCGCGGTCTCCTCGACTGGCTTCCCGACCTTGTGCGTCGCACCGTGGTAACGGGGAATATACGCCAGCGTCGTCCGCATTTCCCGGCGAACCGCTCCGGCTTTGCGGTACAGCTTCGCCACGGCCAACACCGATTCTACCCGCTTGCGCGTCTCTGCCCGATTAATGGTTGCCAACATCGTGAACCACTCCCCAATACGTTATTTATAATATAAAATAAATATAAAAAAACTATAAAAGTTATTAAAAACAACAATCAGAAAACAATGAGTTCATTACGCCTGCCTAAATAAGCCATTGTCATTCTCCCCAACCTCTGAACAGGGACTCTTTCGTTATTTACAATAACGATTTATACTAAAAGAAATTTATTTCTAGCAACGCACACCAAACCTATTGAGAACAAATGTTCGTAATGTTATACTGCAAGCATACCATACCGCCGAATTGAGCGTCAATGATGAATTGATGTTCATATATTAAAGGACGAGGGTGATAACGATGACTGGCAAGAACAGAGAAGTGATGGGTTCACGAATCAAGCAGCTCCGCTTGAAGCACGGCCTCTCCCAGGATGACGTCGCGCATGCGCTCGATATGAAGCGGGCGAATGTCGCCAACTATGAAGCGGGACGCACGACGCCGCCAAGCGATATTATCGGCCGCCTGGCCGATATGCTGCACACCTCTGCCGACTATCTGCTGGGGCGGACGGACAACCCGCTCGCGCTGCATGCGGCGGGCACGATTCCGGAATGGGCCACCGCCAAGGACAAGCGTGACTTCCGCAAAATGCTGGAGGAGGATCCGGAGGTCATGTTCGACGGCGTCCCGATGGACGAAGACGACCGCGAACGGGTCATTCAAGTGCTGGAAGCCTTGTTCTGGGATGCGAAGAAGAGGAACAAACGGAAGCCAAAGCGAACGGAATGAACATTCGAACCTTGAAACCGCGGGGTGCATGGCATGGATGTTGAGAACATCGTAAGCAAGCTGATTCGAAAATACAAAACGAACTGTCCTTTTCAACTGGCGCAGCGGCTGAATATTATCGTCAAGCAGGCGCGGCTCGGCAATTCGACGCGCGGCTTCTATTACCGCAAGCTGCGACGCCGCTATATCGTGATCAACACCGATCTGCCATTCGAGTGGCAGCGCTTCGTCTGCGCGCATGAGCTGGCGCATGACCGGCTGCATACGGGAACCGGCCATTTCTTCATCGAGCGGAACACGCTGTTCTCCGTCGGCAAATTCGAGCGGCAGGCGAACGAGTTCGCGCTCCGGCTGCTTCTGGACAGCACCGAGGCGCTGCCCGGCGACACGAAGGAGATCTACTGCATGCGGCATGGCATTCCGCCTGATGTCGCCAAGTTCCTTCCTGACGGAGACGTGCATGATATTCAACGGGAGCGGGATGCAGTCCCATAGGCAAAAAAATCAGAAACCGGTACGAATGCCGTGGCCTTTTATAGGTGAATCCCATAAGATGTGGCATCTGATGATTAGGTCTGTGCCGGGTGCGCGGAGCCCGCATTCTCCGCCCCCATGCCGCAACTATATGAGAGAGGTGATTCCCTTAC